TGGATCGTGAGTGTATTGCAGATAAAGCAGTATGGACTGCAAAGAAACGATACATGATGCGTGTTCATGACTCCGAAGGTGTTCGCTACGATCCACCTAAGCAAAAAATCATGGGAATTGAAACGACTCGAAGTTCAACTCCACAAGTTGTTCGAGATTCCTTAAAGGAAGCAATTCAATTAATTCTTACAACAGATGAGGAAACAGTAATTAAATTCATAGAAGATTTTCATAACAAATTTAATTCATATAAACCAGAGGAAATCGCATTTCCCCGTGGAGTAAATGGACTAAGTAAATATAGAGATAAAAATAATGTTTATAGAAAGTCAACACCTATTGCGGTTAAGGGTGCTTTGATATATAATCATTATCTTAAAAAATATGATTTAGAGAAAAAGTATCAAAAAATCAACGAGGGAGATAAGATAAAATTCTTATATCTTAAAAAACCAAATCCCCTTGGTGGTGTTGCGGGACAAGATCATGTGGTTTCTTTTGTGAGTAAAATTCCAGAAGAATTTTCTCTTGAGGGTTTTGTTGATTATGACCTTCAGTTTGAAAAATCTTTTCTAGATCCTTTGAAAAATATATTAAATGTTATAGGTTGGTCACATGAAAAGAAAACTACATTAGAAGGACTGTTTATATGAATATTGATAAAAAAATAAATTTAAGTATAGAAGAAATGAAAATTATAAAGCAACTTATAGAAAAGGATATTATTGAAACACAAGATACGGCAAATCTTATTTTGAAAGAAAAGAAAAGTAAGATAGAAGATTACGAAGAAAGGATTGACAGGATTTCAATCCTGAAGTATACTCTAATGAAACTAAAGGGGATTTGAATGTCAAAATTAATTTATGATATGATTAAAAGTTCTGGGAATGATCTCGCTAGTGTTGTCTCAGATGGTGTAGAGGGAGATGTAGATGCTTTCATTGATACTGGCTCTTATGTTTTTAACGCTTTGCTTTCTGGCAGTTTGTACGGGGGTATGGCTAACAATAAGATTATTGCTTTGGCTGGGGAATCAGCAACAGGTAAGACATACTTTGCGTTGGGTATTGTACATAAATTTTTGCGTGATAACCCTGACGGTGTTGTTCTTTATTTTGACACAGAGCAAGCAGTAACTTCTACCATGTTTGATGAACGTGGAGTTGATTCATCTAGAGTTGCAGTTTTTCCTGTTGCAACAGTTGAAGAATTTCGTCATCAAGCAATTTCTGTTGTGGATAATTATAAGGAACTCCCTCAAGCAGAAAAGAAACCAATGCTTATTGTTTTAGATTCTCTTGGTATGCTTTCCACAATGAAAGAAATGACAGACACCGCAGAGGGTAAAACCACAAAGGATATGACACGGGCTCAGGTAATTAAGGCAACCTTTAGAACTCTTACCTTGAAGTTGGGTGCTGCTGGTATTCCTATGATTATGACAAACCACACATACGATGTGATTGGTTCTATGTTCCCGCAAAAGGAAATGGGTGGTGGATCTGGTCTTAAGTATGCAGCGAGTACTGTTGTATATCTATCGAAGCGTAAGGTGAAGGAAGGAACAGATGTTATTGGTAATGTCATTCATTGTAAACTTTACAAGTCTCGACTTACCAAAGAAAATTCTATGGTTGATGTAATGTTAGATTACGACAAGGGATTAAATCCTTATTATGGTTTGGTTGATCTTGCAGTGAAGTATGGAATTTTCAAAAAGGTTTCTACTCGTATTGAACTTCCAGATGGTAGAAAAGCATATGAAAAATCGATCTATAAGGAACCCGAAAAGTATTTTACGGATGAAATTATGTGGGAACTTGAGAAAGTTGTTGCAGGTGAGTTTAAATATGGATCAACTGTTAGTGAAGATAATCTAGAGGCAAATGATGACAACGACTGAACAACTTATTCTTTGTAATTTAATATACAATGAAAAATATTCTCGTAGAGTTATTCCATATATTCAGGAAGAATACTTTCAATCAAGAATTGAGAGATTGGTTTTTTCAGAGATAAAATCACATACATTAAAATACAAAAGTCTACCAAGCAAAGAAGCAATAAAGATATCTTTGGATTCTAGAGATGGAATAACGCAACAAGAATTTCACGATATCTCAAATCTTGTTGATACAATGAAAGACGAATCCAATAATAATTTTGATTGGTTGGTGGATGAAACAGAAAAATTCTGCAAAGATAGATCAGTATATAATGCGATATTGGAATCGATTCACATAATCGATGGTAAATCTAAAACAAAAACAAATACAGCAATACCTGATATTTTATCAGATGCATTATCAGTTTCTTTTGATACACATATAGGTCATGACTATATTGAAGACTATGACTCTCGCTATGAATTCTATCATCAAGTTGAAAACCGAATCCCCTTTGATTTGGACTTTATGAATAAAATCACAAATGGAGGAACCCCATCAAAAACACTCAATATAATTATGGCAGGAACTGGTGTGGGTAAGTCTTTGTTTATGTGTCATCACGCAGCGAACTGTCTTCTTCAAAATTATAATGTTCTATACATTACATGTGAGATGGCAGAGGAAAGAATTGCAGAAAGAATTGACGCAAATATCATGGATATCACTTTGGATAATCTGAGAGATTTACCTTACAAAATGTATCAACAAAAGATAGAAGCGGCAACAAAAGGAGTTAGTGGAAAATTAATAGTTAAAGAATACCCGACCGCGACGGCGAGTTGTAATCATTTTAGGGTATTGCTTGATGAACTTCACTTAAAGAAAAAATTTAAACCCGACATCATATTCATTGATTACCTTAACATTTGTGCATCTTCTAGGATGAAACAAGGAGCAAATGTAAATTCATATACATTTATAAAATCTATTGCAGAAGAGTTGAGGGGTCTTGCAGTTGAGAGGGATGTTCCCATTTTCAGTGCAACTCAAGTTAATAGAACTGGTTATTCTAGCAGCGATTTTGGATTGGAAGACACATCAGAATCTTTCGGTCTTCCAGCGACAGCAGATTTTATGTTTGCTCTTATTTCTACGGAAGATTTAGATGAACATAATCAAGTTCTTGTTAAACAATTAAAGAATCGATATAATGATACTGCTATTAATAGAAAGTTTTTATTGGAAATTAATCGAGCGAAAATGAAATTAACAGATGTTAAGACAGAAGATCAAAATCTAATCGAGTCAAATCAAACAGAAGATGAAAAAATGGGAGTTGGTTTTGATGGAAAAAGATTCGATGAAAAGTTTCAAACACCAAACAAAGAAAAATTTGTTGACTGGAGCATCTAGTGTCGTTGTACATAGATAAGAAATTTATAAACATGATTTCAGGACAATTAGAAAAATTTTCTTGGAAGAAGGAAAATCTAGCAAACTGTAGATGTCCTATATGTGGAGATTCTGATAAAAACAAAAACAAATGTAGAGGTTATTTTTATGTTAAGAAAAATAATTATTTCTACAAATGTCATAATTGTGGGGTGGGTCACAACCTATATAATTTCTTGAAGGATGTTTCACCTTCTCTGTGTAAAGAGTATACACTTGAAGAATATCGAGACAAAACTGGTGTTAAGAAATATGAATCCTTCGTTGAAGGAAAGGATAAAGATTTGTTTAATTTTTTAGATAAAAAACCAGTGTTCAAGAAAAAAGATAAACTTTTAAGTCTATTGACATGTCTCAACGATTTACCAGATGATCACACCGCTGTTAAATTTGCTAACATGAGACTAATTCCAAAACAACACTGGAAACTTTTATATTATACAGATGATTTTGGATCATTTGTTGAAAATTTAGACCCTATGTGTTTACTAGGAAAGGAAGAAAGATTGGTCATTCCTTTTTTCAACAGTCATGGTGATGTTGTTGCTTGTCAAGGTCGTTCATTGAATATGAAAGATGAAGCGGAAGCAAGAACAACTGCAAAGTATATTACGGTGAAGGGTGATAAAAGTATTGATCGATTGTGGTATGGTCTTTGGAGAGTAAATCCAGAGAAGAGAGTGTATGTGGTAGAAGGTCCTATCGACAGTCTGTTTCTACAAAATTCTGTTGCTATGGTGGGTGCTGGTGCGTTGAAAGAAATTCCTACTAGGTTTGACAATTCTAAAATGACTTATATACTAGACAATGAACCACGAAATCGACAGATTTGTGCGTATATTGAAAAACTAATTGAACTAGGAAGAGATGTTTGTATCTGGCCTGATAATATAAAAGAAAAAGATGTCAATGACATGGCATACAAAATGTCAACTCGAAAAATACAAAAAGTGATAGACGATAATACCTTCAGTGGTTTAGAGGCCAGAGTAAGGTTTCATGAATGGAGAAGAATATGAAAAAAGAAAAGATAAAAATAGCGATTGAAAGTATATTACAATATGCTTGGATGTGGGGAAGTCCTAGAGGAATGGATTGGGATACAATTCGTGAGTATTATAAAGAAGAGTTAAATGATGGTAAAGAGTTTGAACCAGACAAAACCAGAAAGGCAACAAACAGTCATGGTAAATATTGAAGTTTTAGATCATGGACATGTGGAACTTGTTGATCATATGGGGGATGATCTGACTGTTGTAAATTCTGCTAGAGTTTCTTTTTCGAATCATAAAGAAGAGTTTGAAGATAAAGATGAAAAACTTATTCGATATCTTGCAAAGCACAATCATTGGACTCCTTTCGCACACCCACAGATTACTTTAAGAATCAAAGCACCCATCTCTATTCGCACGCAGTTCTTTAAACACAAGCAAGGATTTGTAGAGAATGAAGTGAGTCGAAGATATGTTGACGAAATTCCAGATTTTTATTACCCTACATTTCGTAAAAGACCAACAAAAGGAATGAAACAAGGAAGTGATGGTTTGTTAGAATGTACTGGAGAGGGGGATACTTCTGGTGGTTTTGCAACACATCCTCTTTATGAATCATATAAACATTTAATGTTCAGAGCAAGACAAGTATATGAAGATTTGTGTGCTTCCAATGTTGCACCCGAACAAGCAAGATTTGTTCTACCACAAGCGATGTATACCGAATGGTATTGGACTGGATCGCTTGCTGCTTATTCGAGATTTTATAAACAGCGTACCGATGAACATGCACAATGGGAAATTCAACAGTATGCAAATGCAATCGGAAAAATTATTCAACCATTGTTTCCAGTTTCTTGGATAGAACTAACCAAGTGATATAAATAATGTAATGTTTGTTATTAGGAGAAGTGATAAATGTCATTACCCACCCCATATCAAGATTTTATTCATCTCAGTAGATATTCTCGTTGGTTAGATGAAAATAATAGAAGAGAAACATGGGAAGAAACTGTTTCCCGTTACTTTGATTTCTTTGTCGAACATCTAGAAGAGAATCAAAATTATAAAGTGACAAAGAAAGAAAGAGAAGAGTTACAATCTTTTATAGTTGATTTAAATATTATGCCTTCAATGCGTTCTCTCATGACAGCAGGAGAAGCATTGAAGCGTGACCATGTTGCGGGTTATAATTGTGCATATGTGAGTGCAGGGCGAGTTCGTTCGTTCGATGAGATTCTTTATATTCTAATGTGTGGTACTGGTGTTGGATTCAGTGTAGAAAGGGATTTTCTAGGAAAGTTGGCAACGATTGCCGAGGAGTTTGAAGACAGTGATACTACGATTATTGTCCAAGATAGTAAATTGGGTTGGGCGAAAGCCTACAAAGAACTTACATCGCTACTCATTGGTGGTCAAATTCCACAATGGGACTTATCGAAAGTTCGACCTGCGGGGGAAAGACTTAAAACTTTCGGTGGTAGAAGTTCAGGGCCAGAACCTCTGGATGATTTATTTAGATACACGGTGGATACCTATAAGAAGGCTGCTGGACGCAAACTCACATCGATTGAGTGTCATGATATTATCTGTAAGATTGCGGAAATTGTTGTCGTCGGGGGAGTACGAAGAAGTGCCCTTATCTCGTTATCATCTCTCACAGACGAACGAATGCGGGAAGCGAAGACTGGTCAGTGGTGGTATGAAAATGCACAGAGAGCGTTAGCAAACAACTCTGTTGCGTATAAAGAGAAACCAGAAATTGGTACATTCATGGACGAGTGGGTTTCACTCTATAAGTCCAAGAGTGGTGAACGTGGTATCTTTAACCGTGCTGCTGCAAAAAAGAGTGTTGAAAAACTTGGAGATCGTAGAGATTCAAGTTATGACTTTGGTGTAAATCCATGCAGTGAAATCATTCTAAGAGACAGAGAGTTCTGTAATCTTACTGAGGTTGTTGTTCGCAATGATGATACACTTGAAACTCTCAAAGAGAAGGTAAGACTTGCAACTATTTTAGGAACATGGCAGTCTACTCTTACAAACTTCCGTTACTTGTCGGGTGAATGGAAGAAGAACTGTGAGGAAGAAAGACTTCTTGGTGTTTCTCTTACAGGTGTGATGGACAATGATTTAACAAACGGGAGAAAAGGACACGATAACCTTGCTAAAATTCTCAACGAACTAAAAGAGGTTGCAATTGATACAAATAAACAATATGCAAAGAAGTTAAAAATTAATCAGTCTGCTGCCATTACTTGCGTGAAACCATCAGGTACAGTGAGTCAGTTGGTAGATGCCGCATCTGGAATTCATGCTCGACACTCTGATTATTATATTCGTACCGTTCGTGCAGACAACAAAGACCCTCTATGTCAGTTCATGAAGGACAAGGGATTCCCACACGAAGCATGTGTAATGAAACCAGAGCATGTTACAGTATTCTCTTTCCCTGTTCACTCACCAAAGAGTTCGATAAAACGAGATGAAATGACTGCAATTGAACAATTAGAACATTGGTTAATTTATCAGCGACATTGGTGTGAACATAAACCAAGTATCACAGTTACAGTTCGTGAGGATGAGTGGATGGAAGTTGGTGCATGGGTATACAAGCACTTTGATGAAGTGAGTGGAGTTTCATTCCTTCCCCATAGCGATCATGTTTATAAGCAAGCACCTTATCAAGAATGTAACGAAAAAGAATATAAAGAACTTGTTAAGGAAATGCCAAAAGATATTGATTGGACTGATCTAAGAAAATATGAAGAAACAGATAATACCACAAGTTCACAAACACTAGCATGTAGTGGTAACTCCTGTGAAATGGTGGATTTAACGAAAGAATAAAAATTAATGGGACAGTACCACTTTAAAAAATAATAGTTTTTTTTAAAAAATGTCTTTATATCCTCTTTTTGAGGGGTTGACAAAATAGGTATCTACTATATACTATACATCTTAATTAACAAAGAACTTGGGGCAGTATGCCCCAATTCTTTTTCCAGAACTGTGGCCGCAGAGAAGGAAAATTTAATCTTAGAACACAAGGAGAACTAATATGTCTAAGAACGAAAGTGGAGTTTGTTGTGCAGGTGATGATGTCGTAAGTCGTTGCCTATCGAAGGTTGGTATTAATCGTTCAATGCTATGGACGCTTACTCTTGTTCCTTTTGCTTGGAACGGCGTTGTATGGGTTGGACAGGCTATTGAATCCCTATGGGGTCTTGTGACCAAGGCCGTAAACTAAAGTTATTCTTTTTACAGGAAGGTATTCGTTAAAACACCTTCCTGTTTCTCTATAAGGAGAGAAAGTATGAGTAAAAAGAAATGGACAATGTATGGAGCAATTATTGCTGCTATTGTAGTAGCAGCATTTGCTGTTCCTTCTGTTGCTGGAGAACCTTCATATGAAGATCTTCAGGAAAGATTGGACGCAGCAGAAGCACGAATTGCTCAACTAGATTCAGAAAGAAAACCAACTTGGTTAGAAACTCGTCGCAGCGAAGAAGTAAAGGCTATGGTACAGAGTGTCATGGCTGATGCGAATGCACGCACAATGATGTTGTCAGACGATAAACCTATTACACTAAACGTACATGGTTTTGCAATCACTCGTTGGCAATATAACAACGATGGTGGTGTTTCTGAAAATAATGAATTTAGTATTCCATATGCCCGTCTAGAAGTTTCTGGAGAAATTCTAGATAAGGTTGGATACTATGTGAGTGGAGAATTTAGTGATTATAACAATGGCGAGTTTGAACTTGTCGATGCTTATCTTACACTAGGTCTTGGTGCTGGTTTTGATCTTCAAGTAGGTCAATTTGTAACCGCTTTTTATAATGGTTATACCGATTCACCACTAGATCAGGTTGCAGGAGAATATAGTGTTCTTGCAACTACTTTCGGTCAAGGACGATCACAGGGTCTTGAAGTTTCTAGAGACTTTGGATTCGTAAATCTATCTGCATCTTATAATGATGGTTTTGATTCTAACAACGCATTCATCGATAATGATGATTATGGTGTTAGTGTTCGTGCAGATTTTGATTTTGGTGCAGGATTCCATGCGGGTGCTGCATATGCATATCAGTCTGAATTAGAGGACTATGGAACTTATACTTTAGATCTTGGCTACACAAACGGTGGTTGGGATCTTGGTGTTTCATGGGTCGCTGCTGACTATGCAACAGGTGGTTATAGTAAGAACTATGGCCTCAATGCATTGGTTGCATATCAATGCACCGATAATCTTCAGGGATTTGTTCAATATCAGAACGGTAAACTTGGTGTTTCCGACAATGATTTGAATATTCTTGAAGTTGGTGCAAATGTTAGTATCAATGATTATGTTCGTTGGACTACAACACTTGGATATGCATTCGATGGTGTAGATGCTGGTTGGGATCTTGGTCGTTCTGGTTGGAACACTGGTGATTCTGATGGACAGTACCTACTCACAACACAACTTAGTGTTGCATTTTAATCCTATAATAATATAGGATCACCTCCTCTGAACACCCTCGTTTTTAACGGGGGTGTTCTTTTTTTTACACTTTATTATATTAAAAGACATATATAGTATGGATGTATAAGTTAATATTCACATTACTCATATCTTTGTCATGTGTATGTGCTTGTAAAACAACTGTAGATATTCCTCAATTAGAAAATTCTACGGCAGTAGAGAATTTCTTTCAAGAAATTTTACCTAATTCAGATCCTTTTCCTGCGGTTGGTTGTTTTAGAAACACTAACAATTCTTTAATAGGATCAGGTGTTCTCATAGAAAAAAATGTTGTACTTACCGCTGGTCATGTTGTTGATGATCCTCCAGCGTTTTTTGTAATATCTAACAAGTATTACCTACTAAAAGAAATTATAATTCATGAAGAATATAATGAACATCTCATATGGAATGATATCGCTTTAGTTGTATTAAATAAAGATGTTGAAGGAATTGTTCCCGCAATTCTTGTATCCGAAGATGACACTCTATATAAAGGTAAGTTTTTAATCACTGTGGGGTTTAGTAGAGATATTAAAAAATACAGTAAGGTTGGAGTATTCTTTTATTATGGAACATTAATAGAGGAACCAAATTATATAAAATTCTTACCATTAAAGGACACCATATGGTTTGGTGATTCTGGTGGTGCTGTTTATTCTATATTTGGAAATGAATTTAAATTAGTTGGAATAATAAGCACACTATCCACAGATCCAGATGGGATGGTTTATGAAAATTCAGCAACAAAGGTTAAACAGTATTTAAATTGGATAAGGAAAACGATTAAAAGGGTAGAATAGATGTTAGAGCAAGAATTTTTAATATTACTTATTGCAACAATGTTTATTCTATTTCCCACCCCCAAAGACGACAATAAATAGTAAGGAGCAGTGAATGGAGAAGTTGTTTATGAACATAGCAGGTATAGATTACAGTTTATGTGCGCCAGCAATTTGTTTATTTATTGGTGATTACTATGAAGAATTTTCTTTTAATAATTGTATGTTTCATTTTTTGACAGATACTAATAAATATGCAAAAAATTTTGGTAGTAATATCGTAGGACAAAGTTTTGATATATTCGAATCTGATCCAGAGAGATATGATTCCATCTCTGATTGGGTTATGGAAAAACTAGGACCTATAGATGAAATTTCTTTAGAGGGTTATGCGTTTGGTTCAAAAAGTAATAGGTTATTTCAAATAGCAGAACATACTGGAGTTTTGAAATATAAGATATATCAAAACAGCATTCCTCTGAGTGTATTTACTCCCAGTGAAGTTAAGAAATTTGCCACTGGAAAAGGAAACGCAAATAAAAAAGACATGTATGATGCTTTTGTGAAAGAAACCAAAGTTAAACTGAAGGAAAAGATTTCACCAAAGAGGAAAGATATCGGAAATCCAGTATCCGATATTGTTGATTCTTATTATATTTGTAAATTACTATATTCTAAATTAAAGGTTAAATCTTTTTAAATCCATTTTTAATTTTTATCTTAGCAATAATTTCTTTTGTCATAGAACTAGTTAACTTAGATGCAGTACCACCTTGACCAAATATTCGTCCTCGTTCTTCTTTTGTTAGATGATTTTTCATTTCTTCTATTAAGTGGACAATTTCCATCACGGCTTTCTTGTCGTTTTTTCCTTGAACTAATAACCAAGCGACCACTCCTAGAGTTGCGAAGAATCCTACAATCAAAACAACAAGACCAACAATAGCAATTTGTTCCAAATAATATTGTGATGCTGCTGCAAACCCAACGGTAAGTACACCGATAGCGAGTACGACTCCACCGAGTTTACCACTCACCCAGAATGTTAAGAATGCGCCACCAATGAGCATACCAAATCCTATTACAAAGAATAGGGTGATATAACTGTGTAGATTTTCTAAAGCCTCTTTTCGAATTTCTCTGTCCGACTGCTCATATTCCTTTACGAGATCTTCTAGATTTTCTATTTGACCAACTGCTGCCGAAACTCTTTTGTTTGCTTGGTCTAAATCCTCCAGAGCCTCTTCGACACGAATATATTCTTTTTCTGCTTCATCGACATGTTCTTTTATCAATTCAGCCGAATCTTCGATTTTATTAAGTGTTGGGCTGTCTTGATTGGGAGCAACCGCTATGTCGTTTAGAATCGAATTTGCGGAGTTATCAATGAGATCTAAATTGCTCTGTATCGCTCTAGAAGCGTCTGTGATCTCTTCAAACTGCTCTTTTTGCTCACGGACGGAATCTACTACGGTACTTGAAGTATTTGTAGGAATACCCTTAGTTTCTTGGAATGATTCGCATCCCATAGAGGTTAATATGACTATTATTGCTGGTATTAGGCTTTTCATTATTCATTTCCATCTTGATTAAAATCTCCTCAAGTACATCATATCACCCGTCATTTTATTTTGTAATATTATTGATTTACTAGGATTTCTATGTGAGTATTGTCTAATTTCTTTATTTTCTATTTCTTCCATATTAAATTTGCGTGACCATCGTTCATGTTTTTTTCTACCTTTCATGAGACTCATGTACTCGTCATTGCTCACTTCAAATACATCAGATCCAGCAAATTTTTTTCTTTTCTTTTTAGAAACAGGAGGACCATCTTCTGGGGGTTTACCCAAACCCTTTATTGCACCACCAGATGCGGTGGTTGCTATGTCTTCTTTTAGGACGTTCCATGCTTTCATCTTACTTTCCTTATAGGCCTTCTTAATTTTGCAGTTCTTTGTGCTTTTAAATCTACACTTCTAAATCGTTTTCCTGTGCTAGATTTTCTTGCATTAGATCTTGCCGCTTTATATGCATTAAATTTGTTTCTACCGCAACTAGAGCAACCCATTTTTTTCTCCTATTAAAGACATTTCTGTTAATAACTCTTCCTTAATATCTATGTCGTAAGTTTCATTAACATGATCAATAAATGCCATTTCTAACAATTCTCCATCAACACCAACTTTTTCAGCCTCTTCTCTTATGAGATAAAGAGCAGTTGCTAAAGAAGCGATTGTGGTTTTACCAAGAGGAATCTTTCTTAATATTTTCTTTATGTTCCATACCAATCTAGTAAATATATTACTTGCTAGTTTCTCTTTTGACGTTTTTAAGTCTTTTTGTTTTTTGAGATAATTACCATCTTTGTCAATTATTCCCAATTTGTAAGCATCAGTTTTTTCAAAAGGAAGGACTAGAAGTTTTAGAAACTTATATATCACGAAAGCGTTTACTAATCTATTCATTTCCTAATCCCCTTAAAGTTTTTACTATTTTCAAGTCAACTGGAATATCATTCAATTTAACTTCTGGTATCTCTTCTTGTATTTCAGGTAAATAATTTAGAAAATCTAAAAATGTTTTTAGGTATGGATGTAAGTTTTCATTTAATTTGAAAAAGAGTATTCTAGATGTTGGTATTGTTCCGAATAAATTTCCTAATATTATTATATGATTTAATATAAGTCTTTCTTTTAATATGTTTTTTTGATGGTATCTGCCTAGCAATCTTTTAATATATTTTATCCTATTCAAATCTTCATAAAATTCCTCCATGCTTGAGCATTTGGGATTTTTATAATTTTGCATAGCATATATTATAAATGTTTTAGAATTTAAATCACTGGAACCCATACACAACACTTTCATTTTCCTTATTCTCTGTCTACAGGCTCTGGTTTATATTCGTCTGTTTTGTCTGCAACCTGAGTTAATTTTGCTTTGATTGAATATCCTGTGTCTTCCATTTTTACCTCACCCACGATAGACATGGACATTCCACGAATTCCATCATCTTTATAAAATCCCGTAGAGAGATCATGATCTGGTGTTGTGCCAAATGAACCACCATGTCTGGTTACTGGGAATTCAAATTTTCCTTCTGTCTTTACTGCTTCAGGATCAACCTTGAAATCGAGTGCCACAATATTCAATTTTGCTCTTAATTGATTAAATGCACTCACAGAATCTAATATAGGTCTATCAAAGTAGTTTTCTAGAAAGATATTAATACGAAAAACCTGTTCATCAAATTCTACTCTATGGGTTCCAAAGTCACTCAACGCAGAACGATTTCTGCTTCCCCATGCATTATAATCTTCTAATACATTCTTTTTAATTTCATTAAACGTCTTCATTTTTGGATACCTTTCTTGAGGATACCTTTTTTGGAGCAGAAACCTTTTTTGTGGTTCCGTCACCCCACGACCAAGTATCTCCAGATCTAACAAACTTTCCGCCATTTTCCTTGACGTATCTTTTTCTCCATGATCTTCCTACTCTATCATTCCTTTGAAATGTCTGGTCATTTAGTGTTGAGTTATTAAAATTAGGCATGTTTATCTCCTTTTTATATATTTATGTTTTTTTTAAGTTGCTGTCCTAGATATATTTCTATTCGATTTCTTGCAGATTCCATCTCATTTTCAATCGAAATTTCATCTATGGCGTCTGCTTTATTCCAACTACACCACTGACACATTAGATAACCAACTATATTGTTATTATTTCTGATTGGTAGGGTAGAAAATGCTATAACAGATGATGTTTCCATAAATTTTTTACAATATGTATCAGGGAAAGAACTTGTTATATGAATTTTTGCTGTGTTTTCTTTGACCAGATTTAATAAAGGTAAAAACATGGTGATCGCTAGGTCTTTTTTTCTGTCTCCTTCACCAGAAACCCCAATATTGATTGACTCATGAGTACATGTCATTTTTTTCATGGATATTCCATCCAGAAAATGACCACCATTATGAAATTGTATTATTTGACTTCTGGCAGAGTCAGTTTGAACTCTTAACTCGGTAAGTATTTCATGTACCGTTGTATGAATGTCCCAATTAAAACTTGAAGGATAATGTAGATCCTTTTTTCTACTTGATATGTTTTTTCTCCACCTAATAATGGAGGGTAATGATATTAGAAAACCACAAGCAATCGCAGCGATTACCATACCAAGTTCTACCCATGAACCAAAGAGATCTATATTATTTACCCCATTCAACCTTTATTATCCTGTGAGTACGGAGTGTCTTTACGATATTTTTTAAGAAGTTTGTCTGTACCTTCATCTCCCGCGCCGTGTTCTTCGTGTTGTTTGTTATTGTTTCTGCTTCTATTGGTGTTAACATCCATCATCCGAAGGTTTCCATTCGAATTGTTTTGAGGATTTCCATCCCTATGATCTACATCTTTACCATCACCAACTTTTGCTTTTCCTTTTTTGATCATTTCTCTTCTTGCAAGAACTCTTGCAGTTCTATCTGCAACAGTTTTTTTCAAATAAGCACGACGATCCTTCAAAGATGCATGATTTTCTTCTACATCACTAGGTTTATCCGTATTTTGACTTCTGCCCCTTATAGAATTAGCACGGGCGGCTGCTAATTTCGCTCTTATCGCTGCTAATTTTTTATCAGCCTCTTCTTTTTTCTTACGAGCAGCATCTCTTGCTGAAGTATGCTTTGATATAACTTTTATCGAATCTCGTTTCTTTCTTTCTGTTTCAAGTTTTTTCTTTAGAGCGTCAGCCTGTGGTTTAAATTTTGCTTCCACATCTCTAACTGCTTTCTTCTTGAAAGTATCTTCTTCAACTGCATCTGTAACGCTTTTAGGAACACAATTCGGAACCATCTTACCGCCTTTTTTCTTCATTCCTTTTTGTACATGTGTATCCCAACATGCTTCATCTACTTCAACGGATTCAAAATTTAGATTCTTGAGAAGAGATTTGTTGAATTTCTTCTTTGCTTGTGCAACTGATCCTTGGTTCGATGCTCTACCATTCTTGAGCATCCACACACTACCATCATATTCATAGTAGGATTTACCCATCCAATCGCCAAGTTTCTTGCCTTTTGATTGTATTTCTTTGAAGGTTGGATAACTATATGAAGGTAGTCCTTCATCCAGTTCAACGGATTCTTTGAGTTGGGCTGCTGCTTTTTTTGGATCAACACCCTTATAATATAGTTTAAGAGCATCCACTGGATCTACCTTCTTGTAAGACGAACCACCCTTCTTGAGTTCAGATCTAAAAACTTCCATCCACTTTAAGAGTGGTTTTTCTTCAGAATACTCTTTCATTAGTTCTTCCTTTTGAGTTGCAATGTTTGTTTTCTTGTTATATTCATAGTCTTCGGGAGATTTTCCATCCTTCTTGGCTGCTCTGTCTTTTGCTCTTTCAGAGGCAGACATTGAGTTTCGTTCTCTACCTTTATCAGTCAATTCTCTAGTACCCTTTTTAAGAATTCCGTGCTTTTGTAGTTGAGATGTAGCAATAGCATGAGCAGCATCGTCGCTTTTTCCTTTTGCTTTTAACTGTGATACTAATCTGTCGTAGATCTCTGGTTCTCGTAGAAGTTCTTTTCCTTCTTTTTGATCAGATGGTCCTGGATTTCTAAGATTTTGAATTCTTTCTCGTTCTTGTTTTTTGACGGCTGGGTATAGTTTCTTAGACATTTTTTCTATTTTCTTTGCTTTCTTCTGAAGCATATTATCAATCTTTTGTCTTGCACCGATAGAAAGATCACCCCAATGCTTGTCACCTAACATCTTTTGACGAAGTTTCATCTTCGCCTGTTTTTTTGCTAATGTCTTTAGTTTATCATCCGTCTTTCTAAACTTCTCTTTTCTCTTTCGAGTTCTTGCTCTTTTCTTTGCTGTTCTTCTCGCAACTCTTGCCATCTTTTTTCTGGCAGCAAGACTCATGGTTCTTTCACAGAATTGTTCAAATTCCTCATAATTAAACCACAACTCTTCATTAATAGATTCACTTACACCCATACCCTTTTTCACATCATTGAACATCTGTAAGCAGTCTTTCTTTGAAAGACCTTTGGGACAACCTAGAAGAAAAGAATCATAATCGTTTCGTGCAACCGCTGCTCTCATCTTTGATGCAGACATTCCCTTGACGCCCTCTGCATCGGGATCTCTTTCGCCAGCAGAAACTACTTCAAACTCAGTGAATCCGTAGTCCTTGAGGTATTTTTTTAATAGTTTTCTAAATTCAGGAACCCTATCCGAACCCACGACTAATTTCACCTCTTCGTAGTTCTTCTTGTCGAGATACTTCAAAGCATCAAATATAGTTCGTATAGATGCATCGTTTACCACATCCACACCACGAAATGCTTTTGACATATATTTTATTTTTGATTTATAGTCGAGTGGATTCTTTTTTGCATCTTTACTATGACCAGTAAAAATAAAAGGTTTCCCACCAGATCTTCTTGCAACAGATTTAATTTTATCTGCTAATACCCCATGACCATTTGTGGGGGGATTGAACCTTCCAAATGTAAATACTGCTACTGACATAATAAGTTCCTTTTTAGTACATTATATTTATAAAAAGAAGAAGGCCCGTTTCCGAGCCTTCTTTAAGCCTACTGCTTTCCTGTATTTTTTAAGTTTTCGGATCACCTCCTCCTAGTAATTGATACTCAATTCAATGGAAGAGCAGTAGACTATTATCTACTGTTTATTCCAAGGAAGATGTTTACTAAGATACTTCCAAAGTGGTGCGCCGAGAAATGCCCCTGCTATAAAAACTAAAATCGAGAACCAAAGTGTACCTAAAAATGAATCTAAAACCGCTAAAGTCGTCATGTCATTCTCCTTTTAGTTTGGCTGTGTAGCCTTTGTGTTGTTTTCTTGATCCTCGCATAACTTCATATAGTGCAGATCTGCTTAGATCGTTTTCTCTACAGTATTTAGTAAAGTTTTGTATTTCAACTACCTCTCCTTGAGGATTTATTAAAGAAATTATTCTTTCTTTAGGTTTTTCCTCTGTTTTTGGTGTATCTTCTTGCCATTCAACATATAATCTACTCACTTGTTTGAATGATCCACCAAATTTCTCTATGAATTTCTTTCTCCATTGTTTTTTCTTGGAGTCATCATTTATTCTTGTCCATGTGTTACTATTTTTTTTATTCACTTCTTCTTTTTTCATATTTTATCCTTTCACCCAATTTTTATCAACTGTAAAATTGGCTCTTGAAAATTCTAATCTATCCACTAACTTCACAGCAGAACCGACTCTATCACTTGCAACAAAACCTTCATCTCTTGTTACCTTATATCCATTTGCTGTCTTAATGAATGTTCTTAGGGACTGTACTTCTTCGAGTTTTCTTATAATAAACAATACACACTTTTGTAAATCTGAGTTTAAACGAAAGACATCGGCAAGATCCTTTGAAACACTTCTAATGCTTCTTATCATATCATCTTTTGCTTTTCTTTTTCTAACCTTACCCTTTTCGCTCTTGAGTTTTTCAACGTCTGCCTCCAACTTATCATCAACGAAACCAATAAACTCTCTTGGTGAAAATGAATATTGACCCTGTTTTACCTTTGCATTTGTGTATATGTTTATCATCGAAGATATTGCAGGCGTTTTTGCAATTAGGTTTGAACCTCTCTTCGCTTTATTTGCACTTGTTTTTGCTTTCTTAATTAGATTTGTTATCTTTGTATATTCTTTTTCAGTAAATGATGCTTTACCAGATACATCCTTATATCCTGCATCAATCGCCCATACAGATGAGGACTTACCAAAGTCTGATTCACTTACGTTGAAAGATACTTTCATGTTATTTAATTCTTTACCTGTATATTTGGTATGGAAAACTATTCCCATCTTCGCCTTTTTAATTCTGTCTTGTAGTTTTCCCTCACCGACTGCATAAGTTATGGTGTTTGGTGTGAAGGTTAGATATTTCTCTCCGTCCATCTTTTTGAATGACAAGTCACTAGAGTCAAAGAGAAAATCACCTTGCAATATACCCTTTATTCCAAGTCTAGATAAATGTTTGAGTGCCACTTTTAATTTATCTGCTAATCCACCACCATGATTTTTATTAATATCTGCATTGGTGTAGTTTATCTTTGGTATCTTATTAAAAATGCTCTTCGTACCAACAAAGAATTTTCCATTCTCTGGATTTGTGCCGCATATAATTGCAGGCGCACCGTCCCATTTTCTTGTTAGGTTTAATTTACTATCACCACTTCCTCTAAGCATGTCAACAAGAGACTCCAAGAAACGAATTGCTTCTTGTGTTCTAGAGTAACCTTCAAAAGATAAATCTGCCGCATGGGTTAAGTGCGTGTTCTTTGCTTCTGATAGGATGTATTGCTTAAATGATTTCATGTATCCTTCCACCAGATTCTATCTTTACCCTTTGAATTGATACGCTTGGCGAGTGCTTTCATGGTTTTGTTTTTTAGTGCAAACTTTGTTCCGATGCGACTATTGAGAATTAATACATGTAAATTACCATCAGATAGATCCCACCCCATATCGTCTGGATCGTCTGGATCTATAAAGTTAATCATTCCTTTTGCATAGTCTCCATCATATTTCTTACCAGTCATCGCATACACCACTGGTTCGTGGAGTGCATCGTCTGTATCCCACGCCCACATTTTGCCTTTAGAATCTACAACGAATCTTAACTCATTGAAACTTGACTTTTTCAACAATGCTTTTATCTCTCGTTCAGTAGGATTCTCTAGACCACGAAAGTCTTCCCATTTGGCACCTTTATATGGGTAGGTTGCAGATAGTTTAGTGGCTTTTTCTGCGAGGTAACTCTCTCTGAACTGTGCCATTGTTCTGCCGATTTCCGTTCGACCTCCAACCTTCTTGGTTTTGATATAATTGTTCCAGTCGTACTTGTTATCGATGTCCTCTGTACCGACTTCAAAGTAGTCTGATGAGGACTGAAACATTGAGTCGCCATATTTCTTGTCGATTGCAACAGCAATCTTATGATACTTGTTTAGACTACCTTTGTAATCACCGATACTACTTGTGCCATTATCAATTACAATCGAATACCACCCATTCTTGTTCAGGAATTGTTGGAAGGCCTTGTCTCGATCTAGTATACCATCCTGTATATTCTTCCACATTCTTTTCGTGTGATTATCAGTCGGTGGAGTGTGTACATCATCAATATACTTGATTGCATCTTTCTCTTTGAGTCCTAACTTACGCAAGTTATTCGAAGCAAACTCTTGGTGATATGGTTTATACTTGCCTTTGATGGGAGTCAATACAAGTTTGCCTGTCTTTGCGTTCCCCCAACCCTTTACGCGAGGAGGATACTTTCCTTCTGTGATGTATTGCTTGAATGATTTCACTTAACAATCCCATTTACGAAGTGCTAATGCTTTCCTTGTAGGTTTACCTGTCTTTGGGTCTTTCATTGGTCCTGGCATTCCACCCATTCTTGCACAGAATGATTTTCGTCGTTTCGCTGCCTTTCCCTTTGGGTTTTTCTTTGCAGTCTTGGCAGACACTGGTGCTTTCAAGTCACTGCCAGGATTTTCTCGTTCATATGACTTGCGACCCTTAGCATTAAGTCCACCCTCTGGATTCTTTCCTGCTTTACGCTGCCACGCAGCAGATTTTTCATCCACACAACCACAATCATGTTCGACAGAATCTGAAACTTTTTTCCAACCGCCACCCTTTTTCTTGTAGCATTTTGAAGCCCAAGCATTTGCATATGCAGATGGATAAACATCAAACTTTTGCTTTGCTTGTGATATACATGCAGACCAAGCAGAGGGATTTGTTGGTTTATTTTTCTCTTCTATAAATTGTTTAAATGATTTCATATGATTATCCTGTATGCCTTTTTTCTTTGGGTCTTTGTCGATACGATTTGAAACATTAATAGGTTTATTACCAGTGCCTGGTCTGTCAGTCTGTGGGTCTTGTGCTTTTTTCCTCTTCACTGCATTTGCGATTGCCTTCTTACCTCCCTGCGCCCTTAACTTTCTTGCTTTAGTTGCAGACAAACACTTAGGTTTACCTTCGCCTGGTTTAGAGTCCCCACATTTACCAATCTTTTCACCCTTGGTGTTATAGCGATCCCAACCCCCCTTTGAGGTTCCACCCTTACCACCAGCACCGAACCATTTTCCTAATCCTGAATCTTTATATACTTCTTTCATATAAATCTCCTACCGTATATGTATATCCAACCATCGTTTCCATAACTCTTTACCATTCTCATCGATGCCAACTAATTCTAATCCATAGACAGTAGGTTTCTTTGGTTTGGTGATAAGTTTCATTCCACATTTTTTCAGAGGTTTATTTGATTTTTTACTATTACATTTAGGACAAGCAGTAACTAAATTTGTCCACTGATGACCACCACCTAAGCATTTAGGATGAACATGATCAATTGTTAATTTCTTTGGATCTTTAGACTTATAACCACAATACTGACATGTCCAATTATCTCTTCTGAATATATTTTTTCTTGTGGGTTGAATTTTGGTATCTTTCCAAGGTATTCTAGTATAACGAACAAGGACGATTGCAGCGGGTAGTTCATATATCCCACGAACCGTCCTTATTTTGTGTTTCTCTTTATAACCAAAAGGCTTTCTTGCTTTTCCAGTTTCTAGTAACTGAACAGCCTTTTTCCAATTTATGATTTTTAGTATTTCTTCACTCGCGTTTAATAGTAGAACATTTCTGCTCATATGGTATTAATTCCTTGTGATGTTAAGTAATTTTTGTATTTGTAACTCGCATTGTGTTTCTCTTTGTGTGCCTGGCCAGTACAGGTAATCTTTTGCTTTGTTCTTTTTTAGATTTACAAGTAATGGGAGGACAACCTGTTCTACCTCATGCATTTTTGCTGTCATGAGTTCGTCGTATTGTTCTTTTACTTGATTTGCACCATCACAAGTTGAATTCATCTGAAGAATTAAATCTAACTTCTCTTTCATCTCTGTGATTTCTTCCGATGTCACATCTTCGGTGTCAGCACCCATCAGGCTATTAAGTTCATCCTCATCTGCTGCTGTAAAACCAAAATCAAAATCTGAATAATCTTCGTGGTTTACCATATAAATCTCCTTGTATATTCTATTTATAAATATCATGGAGGGCATATTATGGCAACTACAGGAAGAACAGCATGGGCGAAGTATTTTAATTCCGCCTCAGAGATACCAACAATACTTCGAAAAGACTCATCAAGATATAATGCAGAAACTACACTCACAGAAGGTGTTGTGAAGAAAGGAGTTTCTCTGATCTTTATAAATGAGGGCGAGTATCAATCAAAGGCTCTTGTAAAAGAAGGCAACGAAATTTACAGAGTTCCATTCAATAACCTAGCAAAACCTGGCAACAAAGCGTCAAGCAGAGCAGATCTAAAACCTCAAGCATTCGGAATCAAGGAAAGAGAGTATAGTTTTGATCAGATAAGAGATATTGCATTAGATACAATGTCAGAGAGACAAGATCTAAGCGGAGAAGTGAAGGGTTATTTAGAGTTACTATTGTTATATCATTCAGAAGGATCTTTAGTCACAGATGCACAATTAAAAGAAGCATATGAACCAATAAAAACAAATGCATCCATTAAGAGAGCAATCATTAATGATTTTGGTGAGTTATTAGGTCCGTTTGGAGTATATGCACACTCTCTCATAGATAAAGCAACAAACAATAAAATAAAAATACCAGCGAATGCGAAGTCTTGGTTTCCAGCAAGACCAAACGAACCCCTAATGGATTATGGAATGTATGTGGGTACAGGAAAGAATAGAAAACTTATAACAATATCTGCAAAAGCATTATCCAAAACAACAAATGTTGTAAAACCAAAAGATATATTAGATCTAATTGACAAGAAAGATGGTGGGTCAAAAGCAAAACTAAAATGGCAGAGGACGATTCAGTATAAGATACTCACAATACTTAATGAGAATAACATAGCAAACGGTCCTCCTCTCGCAGCAGCAGAACTTGTCGAAACGAGTGCAGCATTAAAAAAGAAGTATCCAGGCCTTACTAAAAAAGCAGCACAAGACATGGCAAGAAAAGGTAATAATTATGATGTAAAGTTGTGGTCTACGTTTATACAAAAAAATGAAACTGTACAAAAGCGACCAAACAAGAGGGGTAAGGTAGACCAGAAGGTTATTCGTTATGCGTGTGAAAAAATATTACAATCAGAATGTCATCATGGTAATGCAGCAGACATGAGAGAAATATTTGCAGATGCGATTGCAGGTAGAGTGTTTTATGTAAAGTTTACAATAAACAATGTTGGTATGCCAGAATGGGACATAGCAACAGATAAGAATTTTAGAAATGCAGATAAAGCATGTCTAAGAACAAAGAATGGTTATACTAGAGCAGGTGATAGAATGGGTGTTCAACCCTAATGAAATTAAACTAGTTCATATGTCCTATTTGTTGTATCATTTAAATCAACACAAGTATATCCAAGTTCTATAAGAGATTCATGAATATTCAGAAGTTTGTCTTCTTCTTGATTCATTATTTCAAACTGAATTTTCTGTATAATTAAATCATCCCAACCTCGGAGATCTTTAATTAATTGTATAATTTCATTCATTATAATAATGTCATGACCCTCTGTGTCTATCTTTAAAAAATCTATAGACGATACTTCATGTTCTAAAAATAACATTTCTGGCGTGAAACATGGAACCGTTTCTTTAGTAATAAAATTTTCTATAGTTTTGTCCATGACATATTTAATACTTGTAGAGTTACATTGTGCAACATAATCATGAATTGGGTTGTTATTTTTAGTAACAAAATCAGGTCCCAATATATTCAACTGGTGAGATTGAAATATTCCTTTTTTTAATTCACTTACAATACATTCTGGTTCTTCATTAATGGTGGAACACCCTCTCCACCATTTTGGTAACATCATCTCATCTATTAAGTGAGGTTTAATGTAGTAAACTTCCACAGTTGTATTTTTGTTGCTTACTGCGGCGTTAACCTTCTTACATTTTTTTCTATCTGGAAGATTATTGAAATAAAAAGGAACAGGTTCAACACTAAGACCGATGGTGTTGTTATTGGCTTTTTCTATTTCAGTATCAAAATCGCATGTCCCTATTTCAACAAAATCATAATGCATATCACTTTTCCTAAACTAATTCAACGGATGCATGATAATTTTCTATTGCTTCAAGTAATGGTTTTGCGTATTTTATTGGCTTACCCTCAAATACTTGAGTGATACCATCTTCACATGACATAAGAATGGCAAAGTTTTCGATTGCTTGTCCTGTTCTCTCTTGCCATGCAATGGCATATGCCGTTGCCTGTAGGAAATAGTTTTGAATATCTTCTTTTCTCTTTGCTCTTGTTGAACCCTTGAAGTCAATGATGGATAGTTTGCCATTATATTCTGCTACACAATCCACACGACCAGCGAGCATCATTGCTTCGCTCCATAACGGCACTTCTAAGGCGTATATGTTGTCTATCTTATCGAGTTCTGGTTTCAACTGATGAAATAGTTCAACGGTTTCTGGTGTCCACTTAGATATATCTAATTCATTGTTTAGGTAGTCTTCAATCAATGAGTGAAAGGCGTTTCCTCTTGATGTGACTCGCCTTGACTCTTGTGGATTTTCTCTTCGCCACTTTGCAAAGAATTTACTCTTCTCCCAGCCTGTTACTGTGGTGACACTCGGCATGTTACCAACAGGCGAAGAATAAAACCGACCACCCTCTGCTGTTTCAGCCTTTAGAGACTCAAAGGTGTGGTCGTGTAAAATGTGTGTGAATTGTTTGTACTTCATAATTAATAGTATACCTCACATTAAATGTATGTCAAGATATAAGTTTATTGTTCTTTGCAAACTTCTTTGCACCAGCAACATTCCTATGTGTTCCAAAATAACTAAAGATTTTTCTAGAACCACGATCAGGATTACTAATGATTGCCATCATGACACCATCTTCGCCTGCTATCTTATGGCGTTTTGTTGATATAACAACAAACTTACTGTTACCACCAAGCACCGAATCGGCAGAGTATAGAAACTCTGATTTTTTTGTTTGTAGAATGTGACTCTTTACATCTGGACTTGGGGGTACTTCAAATTTACGAGTTGGCGACCCACCAGGCAAAGCACCCATCACTTTTTCATCCATCTTCTTGCGGTTGACGCGATTCAATGCAAGAGGAGAAACAAACTTGATCTTTGCCTTTGAGAGTTTCTTCAATAGACTAGGGTTGTTCTTTGCAAGGTTATCGAGGAGTCCTGTGAGTTTCTTGTAGGTAGGACTTGATGGATCAACCTTTGAGATCTTTCCATACTCCTTGCGAAGCATATCAATCATTTGCTTCTCGGATGCTTCATCCAGTTCAACGGATTCTTTTACAACTTCAATCGTGATGTCCTTACCGTGTGCCGTCTTCAGAAGCATCTCTACTGTCTTTTGTTCTTTAGGAGTAACTTTCTTTACGGTTTCTACAGTCTTTTTACCCTTCTTTGCAACAAGAGTAATAGTCTTTGCTTCATCCAGTTCAACGGATTCACGCATCCTACCTTTCGCTGCCGACTGGAATGATAACTTGACATACTCATCTCGGTTTTTCCCATACTTGTCAATGATAGACTTAACAGTTTTGTCTACACGCCATCCCCGTGATTTGCCCATGTGATTGATAACATTCTCTAATGCTCTTCCACCATTTGAAGCACGGAATTCACGATAATACTTGCTGTCCATTACCTTTTTTAGTTCAGCGTGGACTTCATTGTAGAATTCTTTGGTCTGTTCACCCAGTTCAACGGACTCTCCAAGTTCCTTCTTGAGAATTGCAAGGTCCTGTGCCGCTCTCTTGTTACCTTTAGGGATTCTACTTGCCGCTTTGAGTGTGTTCTCCACACCTCTTCTAGTTAGAAACTTGACATTCCTGTTGTCTAAGTAAGGACCACCAGTGGTGTCTAAAGAGTTTGCCATATTTGCAAGAATTTCTTTTGCTTTGAAACTCAACTTTGCGATGCGTGGGTCACCCGATTCATCCAGTTCAACGGATTCTTTGATGTTGTTCATCTTCTCAAACTTCTTACGACTCTTTTCGTCTTTGAACGCAATCTTCACGGTTAGTTTACTTCTGTCGCCAACCATTCCACCACGACCAACCATCTTGTCATCCATCGCCTGCGATGCCGCACCATATAGTTTTTGATATTCTGCTCTAGTGTCTGCTTGATAAATCGAAGTCATACCCTGACTCATTAACCTTGTTGCTTCTTTAACATCGTGATGATGATCTTCGTGCATTTCGCTTGCTACAACTTTGAGTTCATTAATTGAAACGCCCTTTTCAATGCCATGCTCAAACATTACATCATACCATGCGATATTTCCATCTTCGTCTGGAGTAGCATGTTGAGAATGAATGCACTGACCTTCACCAAATTCAGCGTGTTCTACATGAGTAGCACAATCATGCTTTCCTTTTTTCTTTACTTCTTTGACTTCTGGTTTATCGTGAACATAACCCATCTTATCCATTCGTAAGTGATCTTTGTATGTCTTTGCCTTATATCCTTTACCCGTCTTGGGGTCGTACATCATATGAGGTTTGAAGTTCTTCTCATCATCCTCGTTGTAGGGATAACCTTTTCCCTTGAGAGGTTCTTCTACGTCTTTCATTTTTTTCTTTGTATCAACAGGGCTTGTGTCGTACATTTCTCTCAGATGTGTCTTAAAGGATTTCATTCGGCTTCTCCAGTGATATCGTTGTATATTTTATCGCTATGTGAGATACCAGATTCATCTCGGTACTCAACAGAAAGAGTTTGTTTGTCTGCCATTTCTATCTTTGTAATAAATGGATTGCTTTTGTTTCCATGTGTAAACTTTGCCATCATGGTTGGATCTTCAAAAGCGTATTGTTTTGTGTGAGGTGCCTTGTTATAATCATAATTTGCAGGGTTGAATGCATTCATAAATTTTCTCCGTTGATTGGTTACATTATATATATAATTAGAAACCAACAGGAGATTCCGAATGAATTCATTTCGAACAGTATTTAGTATTGCAGAAAACACACATAACGTGAAACAACATGATGCGATTATGATGACATCTAGTTCAATTAATGCAGGTGTTGGTACATCCTTTTCTGCCGAAGTATATTTTTATGCAGAAAACACAAGGAGAGGCGTAAACGGAAAACCAATGGTAGTAGGAACCGCTGGAGGTTCACCACCTGATAATCCATCAACCACTGGACCGAATCAAATTCTTCGAGGAAGTTCAAATCATGAATCAGATCATGATGCACAAATCATTTTCCCCTTCCAAATCAAATCGACTCTTGGTTTCACAGGAGCAAATCTATACGGACTTAGATATTGATACCACAAAACTAAGCAGTATTATAATTTCATATTTTTTTATCTGTGGTATACACAAAAGAAGGTCACTTAAAAGTGGCCTTCTTTATTTTGAAAAATGAGTGCCAGTCTTTAATACGGTTGGCACCCATTTTGGTTTTGAGATGTGAAGGTTGTCTTTTTCGTTTGACATTATAAGTTTCACTGGTTTTGTTTCGGTGTGTATATCTTTTGATGAGGTAGAACCACATAAGAAACATAGTACGGTAGGTATAAGAATATAGTTATATTTTCTTGATCGCATGGTTCTCTCCAGTACTGTATATATACATTCTACTGATACGCACTCTCTACTGTTTTTATAAATAATATTTGGAGGGAACCACATGACAATTGACTGGATGGATATCGCTGTAACGATATCGACTACTGGAATATTTGCACTGATAGGATTTGTGTGGCGATGGTCACATAAAGTCACTTCAATTGAGAAGGACGTTATCGAACACAAGAAACGTATACAAAAGATGGAAGAGGATCATGATAAGGTCATGGATCGTATGTACTCAATTGCAAAAGATAGAGCAAAGTTTCTAACAAGAGAATCGTATCAAAACATAGAAGATAGTAAAGAGATGTCACGCATGATTGCCATGGCACAATACGAAGCCGAAAGAAATACAAAGGAGAAATAAATGAGTAACGCACCAACGAAGGGATGCCCTCGTTGTGATGATTACGATGAAGTACTTGATGAGTTGAAGAATGAACAGAAACAGAGAGAGCAAGAGACAAGAGATGCACTCGCCGAATGCGAATCAAAACGAAAACATCTAGAGAAAAGACTTGTAACCGTAGGAATTCTTGTCATCGTTATTCTTACACTCTTCGGTAAGGAGTTTATCGATAAAGTCTCTGACTACATGAATAGTTTGAATAAGGTAAAGGATGCTGCCACATCTCTTACCACACAAGCAACACCGCCAAAGAAAGAACAATCAGAGGATGAAAATATAATACTCTCTGATGATGAAAGCATAATGAATGATTCATATGCCATATATCCTGCACCAAGAAGAAGTAGTGATATAAAATGGCCTGCTGATGATTCGTTTTTTTCTATCGTTGACATACTCACAGATAAGAGAAGTGTATATTATAATGATACTTTACTAAATCCTACTCTCTTTCATAACGATAACTTTTCTATGATTACTGCTTTTGACATATATGATCTAACAACATTTATGCCAAATTTATATGATGCACCCGATTCGTATGGGAATATATACTCTACTCCTAGATACACGAACTGGAATGATGACGTTGAACTTATTGTACCAGAGACTAGCACTCTTGGCATCTTTGCATTTTCATTGTTTCGATACAGAAAGAGAAGACCATGAACACTGAGCCAGGACGTTTTCGACGAAGCATACATGCGAGTAAAGGATTCGGAGATACTTTTTGTAAACTGTTTCGTTGTAGGAGTAAATTACTAAACAAACTACGAAATAGACTGAATGAACTATGGGAATATAAGGTAGATTAGAGCAACATTTTGTGTACGAGAAAGCCCCATTGGTTGTATTGCCAGTGGGGTTTTATTGTGTTATTGTGGGGTGATGTGGGAGAGAGTGGGAAACAATTAAAAGGTGCCATTTATGGGGGTTGGTTCGGCATAGCGGAGGGTTATTGAGGGCCAAGTTTACCCCCTGAACGTGATGAAGATACGTCAAGAGCGTTGTGATATCTCTCTGGTGTTCCGTGTTTCAATTTGCCCATTAGCCTACTCCAGTCGCCGTTAGTCTTCTTGTCTGGTGTGCAATTCATATCAACGCCCATTGTAGTTGCTGATATACCCTTACGCACCGTTGTCTCACCGCACTCTGGACATGGTTCGGAAACGGGAGTTTCTCTTTCAGTTACTGAGAGATATCTGTCAAACTGACAGTTGCAACTACTACAATTATATTCATATATTGGCATGGCTTCACTTTCCTTTTTTCTTGATTGATTGTTCTTCCTGGATCTCGGGACTAAGTTTTGAAATGCTTTGTATAAAACCAGTTGGTATTTTTTCAATTGTGCTACATTCTTTTGGTCCGATTGTACTTGCCAAAGTAATGTGGTGTTTATCATTATGCAATACATAACCAACACTATGCATTACGGGACATGGTTTCTTTGCATATCGTTTCATTGCTTTGAGGTCATTCCATCCTGTATCGCCATACTCTTCGGCGTCTATCCATATCACTTCTACTAACATATAATCGATCATATACAATACCCCTGTATTATATAGTATACATTATAAAGAAATCCCCCACCCATTTGAAAAGGTGAGGGAAATCTTGATGAATGTTCGATTGTTTACGCGGCGATCAGGTCGATCACTCGGTTGAGCAGGACGCGGGAGTTGACTCGACTGGAACTGGCTTTGATGAATGCGTTCTTAATGCGAGTGTAAGAGGCGTCAGAAGAGATGTTGTCGAGGTAATCATTCTCGACCTTCCTGTCTGCTTTCACGACGAAGTACTCGGTGTAACCAGCAGAGGTGGTGGAAACGAATCCGTCCTTCTTGTAGGACAGGATCTGGGTTTCGGTGTAAGTGTGGTAGTAGTTACTTCGAAGACTGCGTGCAGCGTTCAGGTAGATACCCACGGTGTTGGCACCAGTTCGATCTTTCAGCATCGAGAGCAGTGCCGCAGTGGTGTTGGTGGCATCGTATGTCTTCTTGGTCTTCTCGTCACGAAGGAAAGGAGTTGCTTCCCACTTCTTGGCACGAAGGCGACCTGATGATTCGCCGTCCGTGAGGAAAATCGTGTTCACGATCTGGAGATTGTTGCTGGTTTGGAATTCAGGAACGATTTCCGTAGCAGCGATGATCGCTTCATTGAGAGGAGTGCATCCAAGACCGTGACCTTTCGGCATTTCGAATCCACCGTCCCAGTAACCATTGCTCAGGCTGTTGCAGAGGTACATCATGTGAGCCAGGGCGGTTTTCATCTGGCGAGCGTTCATGCGAGAGGAGAGATAGTTGACCAGATTGAAATCTTCATTCGTCCAGTCAGAATCGAACCTACGATTGGCTTCGTGCCATTCGTCCCGCTGATCAGCAGTCATCTCAGCCCATCCCTTGGGATAACCGCGATAGTTGCTAGTGAACGAGTAAACTTCGAACGGAATGCCAACCTTGCGGCAGAAGAAAACCAGTTGAAGCATCTGCTTGATGGTATCTTCCATGATCTCACACATGCTACCAGACCAATCGATGAAGAGAACCAGGCCGTGGTTCTTACCATCGGCGATCTCTTCGTTACGCAGGAACAGATCCTCGTTCCACTTGTATGAGATCGCTTTGTTCATGTCCAGAATACCAGTCTTCGAGATGCTGGTACGATGTTGTTCGTCGGCACTCTGGCGGCGCATGAACTGCTGTGCCATCATGTTAACGGTTTTCTTGGATTCGTTCTCGAATGTCTTCAGTTGACGCTGGGCAGATGCCAGTGCATCTACTCGGCTTGGGGCGCTGTTGATGAAATCGGAAATCTCAGTATGGCATCGAGTGAAATCGATAACCGTATTCTTGAGATTGGACTTCGGGAGAGGAAAGTACTCTCGATCAGAGGCACTTGTATCGTTCAGGTTTCGAACCGCACGGTCGAATGCATTTTGCGTGGATCCTACGCTGTCCATAGGATCACCAGCAGCATTCTCGCCATCGGTGGTACTTGAAGCGATTGAATCCGCCGAAGAACCGTCATCAGTATCGTCGGTCATCGATGCGCCGCAATCGGCACCATCGTCACCAGCGATCTCGGACTGACCTGCGCCACTGTTGGCATCGTCAGACGATTCCTCAGTGGGAGTATCAGATCCACCAGCGCCAGTACTTTCGGAGGATTCACCAGGCGAAGGTGCGGCAGCACCAGATTCGTCAGACTCTTCGCCGTCTGCTCCATCGGGCACACCAGCATCGCCTTCGTCTGCATTTTCGACTGGGGCTTCCTGCTGCTGTTCATTCTGAGCGTGATCCTCGAAGAGTTCCGCAGCAACGTCGCAGACATCGCCGAACGTGTTCGTATTTTCGAGGGCGTCGATCCACTTCTGCTCATCGGCAGAGAAGGGTACATCGACGAATGAACCGATCTTGAATTGAAGATTCAAGCGGTCGATCAGGGGAAGATCGGAAAGATTCTTGTCGCCGATCTCGAAGAGATCGCGGGCGGCGAGATCCTGATAGGCAGCGTAGAAATCCCGACGAATGCCAGGAAACTTTGCCTTGATCTTGCGTTCGATGCGTGCATCCTCGACGATGTTGACGAACGTCAGGTATCGACCGATGTTCTGATCGCCGAATCGACCCATCTCCTGGCCCCACTCGTCGGTGGGTGTCCAGAGGGCATGGGCGACTTCGTGACCGACCAGCATATCGTACAGGGAGTCATCCATGTCCTGCCAGATCGGGAGAGTCAGGACGCGGGACTGCGTATTGAACGAAGCGGTCTGTGCGTCTGCACGATGCTCGACTGCAATATCCTCGGATGCCATCAGGCGAGCGAGGATGTCCTTGGAAGCGGTTTTTACGTTGGTTTTTGGGTCATTCATCGAGTATATTGTACCACAAATATGGGGCCAGATGGGGGTTTATATGGGATTCTGACCGTTATTTCTCAATTGAGAACCAGTCTCAATTGGGGGTCTGGGCGCTATCAACAAAATGTGCCGTAAGTCAAGTAAAATCAAGGATTTATATCAATTTTCAGCAAAATCAGAAATATCGACCATTTTGTGGACATAATCCCCCCAGAGGGGCATTTTTATGGTACAATTACCATGTCCCAGCGGGGACGAGAACGACCTTTTTCATGGAGCAACCAATGAACTACAACGAACTTTCCAAGCGCCAGACTCGTTTTGTTGATGCCCTCGCAACTGCGTGCGGCACCAGCGGCGAGTACTCTCGCCAGGATCTCATCGAGGTCTGCGAGGAGTCTGGTATCTACACATGTCCGCCTTCTTGGATCACGCAGGACAGCCGCCGCAAGGTAAGCCGCGGCGTCTATGCAGTGCCTGAGGTGGATGGTGCAGAGATCACTGAATCAGCACCAGCGCCCGCCGCGATTGCTCCCGCGGCCGTTTCGGCTTCGGTGCAGACGGTTCCCTCCGTCCCATCAGTGAATCTCGCAGCGTCGGTCATGGGCATGACGGGTGGCGATCGTGCCTCCCTCATCCCTGATCGCCTGTCTACTTACGTTGCCTGGGGCCACTTCTCCTCTGTTGAGAAGATCCTCAAGGCGAAAATCTTCTACCCTGTGTTCATCACTGGTCTGTCGGGTAACGGCAAGACCACGATGATCGAACAGGTCTGTGCCAAGTTGAAGCGGGAATGTTTCCGCGTCAACATCACGAAGCAGACCGATGAAGACGATCTGCTGGGTGGATTCCGACTCATCGATGGAAACACCGTATGGCAGGACGGCCCCGTTGTCTCCGCCATGCGCCAGGGTGGCGTTCTGCTGCTCGATGAGATCGATCTCGCATCGTTCAACATCATGTGCCTCCAGCCCGTGCTGGAAGGTAAGGGTGTCTATCTCAAGAAGATCAACGAGTGGGTCACGCCTGCGCCTGGTTTCACCGTTCTCGCTACTGCCAACACCAAGGGCAAGGGCAGCGACGATGGTCGATTCATCGGTACGGGTGTCATGAACGAGGCATTCCTCGACCGCTTTCCGATCACTCTGGAGCAGGAGTACGCTTCTCGCTCCATCGAGAAGAAGATTCTCAAGAAGGCGATGACCGCCGTCGGTGTCGATGATGCCGACTTCGCCGACCATCTGGTGAAGTGGGCGGAGATCATTCGCAAGTCGTTCGCCGAGGGTGCGATTGACGAGATTATCTCGACTCGTCGCCTGGTGGACATCACGAAGGCATACGCCATCTTCGACGATAAGATGACCGCCATCAACATGGCCATCTCTCGCTTCGACGATGATACGAAGGAAGGTTTCCTGAATCTCTACACGAAGGTCGATGCCGACGCATCCTCCGAGGTGGAAGAGGAGGAAGCCCCCGTAAATTTTAGCGAAGCGTCACGAATCGACTTGGTTGTATCCTTCAATGACAAGAATATGGTCAGGGATCGTGGCGCCAAATGGGACAAACTGAATAAGAAGTGGCACATCACTGGCGAACAATACGCTTCGGATGAGGACTTCTGGGGACAATGGCAACCCACCGTCATCGCCGAAGAAATTCCCTGCCCATTCTGATATTCTCGCTTGACGAACTCCTTACATAAGGTAGAATAAGATCATGATTTACGACGACTTTGACACATCGATCACCTGCGAAGAGGTTTACACTGAACCAATGGACGACTTCGATGACACCGAACTGGAATTTGAAATGGCAGAAGACGATCTGCCGCAGGAGGGGGAGGACTGGTGGTTCACCGCCGATGGTGGACTGACCGCAGACGCCCAGACCTACCTGCACGAACTTGACGAAGAGGGGGAATTTGTATGAATCGACGCTGCGAACTGAGCGACTCCATCTCCACCCTGAGAAATGCATGGTGGCAAATGGAAGACCTGCTCACCAGCGACCCGTCCGCTCATGTGATCATTCGAATCAGTTGCCTGGCAATTATCGGTGAACTCATGAACTACGGACAAGAGTACTACACTGACGACGAAATCGAATTCATCGAGAGCATGGCAAACGCTCTCACAAACGGAGAAACAATCAATGAATAACTCTTACGACAATCTGACAAAGGCACAGAAGGCATACGTTGATGCCATTCGAACTCATGGTCCTACTCTTGGTATCGATACCGAGAAGGATACATTCTCTCGCGCCGAACTGCGTCAAATTTCTCTTCAGGAGAAGGGAAAGATCTGGATCCCCAACTGGATCACGCATGATAAGGCGCGTCGTGTGGATCGGGGTGTGTTCCGCATCACCGAGGTTCCCGTTGTTTCAAGCGATGCAGATTCGAGCATCGCAACGCCCGAACTCGTAACGGCGTAACGGTAGCAGCCGCGTGGGGGTGGGAGGTTTGGTAGTGTGCCTTCCACCCCTACCCCACATTCGGACGGAACAGTGCCACGAAGTAGGGACTCCTAAAAAAGTAACCGCCCTAGCAATAGGGATCCTAAAAACACAAATGGGACTCCTACCTTCTGAGACTCCCAGAAAAGAAAACAGGGACTCCTAGAAAGACACTCAAATGGCAAACTCTAATCTTCCATCACAGCAACAAGTAAACTCCTTCCTAGAAGGGCTTCGCCTATCAGGAAAGACAAACATGCATGGTGCAGTACCATACATCACAAAGCACTTCTCGATAACGAAGTATGACGCACAGAGATTTCTTATCAAATGGATGGAGACTTATAAATGAACAACAAAGAAAACAACAACTTTACATTCGACATTCTGACAATGGTGGTGATTCTTCTGGTCATTCTCTCACTCTCAATGGTGACAATGGCAAATACAGTTTCCTCGAATCTTCTCTCTGCAATCTGTAAGGTCGAATCGAACTGCGAAGAAGATGCAGTCGGGGATAATGGAAACGCGATTGGTCCTTATCAAATATGGGAGATTTACTGGAAGGATGCAGTCGAATTCAATCCTTCACTGAGAAAGAATCATACATACGAAGACTGCACGAATAAGGAATACGCAGAGAAAATCGTTCTTGCATACTGGCAACGATACGCAACAGAGAAACGTATCGGTCGCCCAGTCACAGATGAAGACCGTGCAAGAATTCACAATGGCGGACCGAATGGCTATAAAAAGAAAGCCACTCTCAAGTACTGGAAAAAGGTACAGAAGGAACTTTAAATGTTACAGATGATCATTGACTTATACTGGGAATTCTTTATAATGTGGGAAGACTTCTGCATTGTTGTTTGGAATTGGTTAACAAGAGAGGCGTAAATGCCACCATACGAGTATGAGAAATCTTCGAAGAAGCGTTGGACGGTCACAGACGGCACTCGAACTTACACATTTGTTCGAAGTACTACAGAATCAAATTTGATAATTGTAGAGTGTGGAAAAGAAAGCATTGTTCATTCAATTGAGGATGCGAGACAGGTTTGGCAACGTCTGCTATCTTCGGGATATAAGTGTGTGAATGAGTGTGTGGTGACGAACATGAAAGACTTTCATGATGCGTATCGTCTGAGTGAATCGAAGAACATCTATAAAAAAATCGATAAAAAACGCTATATTTCAGAGAACATTTCTTCTTATTCGCTGTATGCATAATATAGATAAATACCGCGAAGGAGAATTAAAAAATGGATATTTTAAAATACGAAGTACCCGAAGAAGGCGAAGCAAGAATTGATCGATTGGAAGAAATTATTGAAGAACTCGAAACGATGCTTGAAAATGCACGATGGACTCTTCGAGATACTTATAGATATGACGATGAAGATGAATTTGATTGAGAAAAAAACGCGGAGAAAAAGCAATGAAATTCAACTATACTATCGTAGCATGGAAAGAGAATGGAGATCCGCCAAAGGTTCTGGAACGAGTGGATGAAGCACTTTTAGCGGAAGAGAGAAGAGAATATTGGAGCGACAAGAATCAAGAGAACGTAACTCACATTACTGTAGAATCAATAGACTTTGATCCAACTCAATGGGTTTGAAATGAAACCAAAACAAAAACGAAATTCGAATTGGGAACGCGACATGAATGGTCGTCCAGTAAATCGAGCAAAGACTTGGGGTGAAAGAAAAACCAAGGATGCTCGAAAGAGTCGAAAGACTTGGCGAAGTATTGGAGAAAAAACACATGACGTATGATCCCGTTTTATTTTCAGAAGCGTTTGATAAATGGTTCGAAAAGTGTAAAGCACTTTATCGAAGTGGCGGAAGAGATAAACTTAATTATACATTGTCCTATAAATTTGGACGAAAGTATATTAAGATTATTAGTTTCACGGGAAACCAACATGGTGCTTGGGCTTTTGTGGAAATGGAAACAGGAAACATTCTAAAACCCGCTAGTTGGAAAGCACCAGCAAAGGGTGTAAGAGGAAACATATTTGATAAATATGGTGGAATGAAATTTATTAGTTGGACAGGACCATACTATCTGGAATCTATAAAAAGTGTAGAAAAGGAAGAAGAAGCATGGGAAGGTTGGGACGATCCAAGTAATTATAAAGACATTCATCCTTCTGAACTTATGGAAGCAAGAATGACAAGAAAAGATCTGGAGAAGAATCTACATGAAAGATTTTAAAACACATCTAAATGAATCGTCACTCTCTCGTATATGGCGTCACAATGAACAGCATGATACTGGAGCATTGACCGCTTTTCGAAAAGGCGAAGATTGCGGTGAAGGAACTCCATACACCAGCAAACAGAATGCACAGAGAAATAAGAGTCTCTTGGCAAAACTGAAGAGTAAGGGATATGGCGTGACAAAACTTCACGGTTCTTATCCAGAAGGTGGAAAGACCGCAAAAGAGATCAGTTACTATGTTGTCGATCTTGAAGACAAAGGAACTCTTGAAAAGGATCTTCGAAAACTTGGACAGCAGTTTGATCAAGATAGTATTCTGTTTGTTCCCAAGGGTGCAATCAAGGGAGAATCAAAGGCGCAACTAATTGGCACAAATAGGTGCGAAAACAATTGGTTGGGTTTTGGTAAGAAAGAAGTTTTCAACAAAGGTCGAATGGGTTATGATTCGCCAATCTATACTTCGAAAGTAAATGGCAGACCGTTCATCTTTGAAGAAATTGGAAATGAAGTTACGAATCCTGCCAGTGGTATGGGTGTTTGGTATATGCATCGCCTCGCCGAAAAGGAATGGCAAGATATCGATGTGTGAATAAAATATTTGACATGATGTGAAATTGTGTTATACTATGAGCATGAACAAATCAAAAATTACAATTGAATATGACGAATGCTGCAAACAGAAGCAGATTCAAAAGAAGGTGAAGCGTCCAAACGGTAGTTTCATGATGCAGCGAGAAATGGTTCCTGTAAAGGATCCTCGTTGTTGGGAAGTTATTACTACTGAGAATACTCTTGAGTTTACGCCTGGACAGAGACTTACCAAGAAGCAGATGGAATCACTCTGTAGGGGTGTGAAGTATGATGTCCAGATCGGAATGCCTGGACAGTTTCGTATTACAGGAAGTAGGTATTGATATGCCAAAAAGAGTCATCGATCAATTCGATATTGAAGCAGAGCGTGAGGGTGCCGCTATCAACAATCATACTGTGATACGTCGCGGTTGGGGTAAGAGTATTACTAAACAACGAAACATGCATAAGCGTGGTGGTGAGATTCTTACAAATCGTGTGGTAAAGCGATTGGGAACTTATAAATGAACTGTCTTGATTGTAATAATGAAATTCCAGAAGCACGATTGCAAGCGATTCCAGATGCAGAGTACTGTGTGAATTGTGCAGATAAGCACGCACAGCCTTTCGTTGCTCGAATGGTTTATAGTCATAAAACTGCTGGTGAGGTTTTCATTGCAAAAGGCAAAGAGAATGTTCGTCGGTTGAATAGAGAATATTCAAGGAGTAGATAATATGAAGGTATGGATAGAAGAAGAATACGGATATGCAGATTATATCTGGGAAAGTCCATTTAAATCAAAAGATGAACTAAAAGAGTGGTGGGAATCTTTTGATAAAAATCAAATTCCCAAGATTGTATTTGATACAGGTTCAAATATTGCAGTCACCGAAGATACTACTCTCGAAGAAGTTATTGAACAGAGAGAGGAAATGTATGAAAGTATTATTGGTGGTGAGGTTAAATTGAAGTGTCATTCTCAATTGTCTATGAGTGAAGATGAATGGGATCTGGCATATAACGAACTCAAAAGTTGTAATTTCTTCATGATGTTTCATGATGAAGAAGATTCTTATTTAAACAGTGCGGAATTTGATCCACAGTGGACTGATGATGCCAAAGAAGAAAGGTTTGAAAATGAGAACATTTAAGATTAATTTCACAAAGATTGAGGACGATCTTAAGAACGGTAATCGTGTTACCGTAAAGCAACTGTCCGAAGAAATGGGAATTTCTCCTCTATTGATTCGGAATGAAATTGTTAAATTTTATGGCCAAGATGAAGTTACATTCATGAGAGGTCGTAATGGTGGGTTGATGCTTAAAAAAATCAATACTGCTTCTTAAAAAGATTGGGAAGGTGGGGGGTTTCCCCACCTTCCCATGATATATAATCTGGAGGTAAATTATGGAATTTAAAAAACGAGAAATTGTAAGAAAACCACCAGTATCAAAAGCACCAGCACCAGCACCAGCATCATCTCAAGGAGGACCAAAGCCTACCAAAGTAACTGATGTCAGCAGTGTTGTAGATTCTGGTAAATCTGTTATTGAAAGTAGAAATACCAACAATACCCTTAGAAAAGGAAAGACCGTACTTCAAGATAAGAGGTTTATTCTGGTTCAAATGAATTGTGAACTATTTGAATATCCAAATCTTATTAAGATTGATTTAGTTTTACCATTTAATTGTAGGGATAAAAGATACGATCAAGAATCAAGGACTGCTGTTTTTGCTTATGAATTAGATGAAGTTGAGCCTAAAGAATTACTAGAAACGTGGAAGAAAGAATTAGGTAATATTAAGAAAGAAGCAACATACACAATGAAAACGGTTAAGGTTCCTGTATTTGTTCCAGAGGAAGAAGAGGAAAAAATTGAATCATGAGTTGTGGCTGCAATAAGAAAAGAAACAGAGTTAAACATAACACCGTTAACCATTCTGATATTTTAGTAAAATTGAGGAAGGGTGTTGTTAAAATTATTTCTCAAAAAAATAATCAGAATTCTACCTTTCTATGCACACACTACGAAGAATCATTACCATCTAAAAATTCCAAAAATTATAGAAACATAAACCAACAACACAGAAATAATGACATATTAGTTTGGGCATTTAATAAAAATCCAAACAAAAACATTGAACCAAAATCTGGATGGGTTAGAATACCATTGTCTGAAATAATTCACTATGAACTTATTGACGAGGTTAAAACAAATAATGGACTATAGAATTCATATTGACATTCCTCTACCCGACACCGATGAGGAAAAATCCGCACGTTTAACAGAAACTGTTGTTGCTATACTTGAAGAAAAAACAGGTTTCTTTAAAGCAAATGGAATAGAAAAAATTAATTATAGGCTTGGTCATGATGAAGATAGACAGAAATCAAACTATCTACAAAAAAATGAAAATGGTCATGTAACAAACAAAAAAAGTAAAGTTACTTTATAGTTCGCTGGGCCAGACGCGGATGGCATTAGCAGCATCGCTTATAACGATGTACTCGCAGGTTCGAGTCCTGCCTGGCCTATTGGAGGTTTATATAATGAATAGAAAAGAATTAATCGAAAAACTACAATCAAATATTGTACAAGTTATATTTTCTAAAAAGGATGGATCAATCCGAGTTATGTCTTGTACGTTGGACAGTAAAATTGTACCACCAACAAATATTACCAACAGGAAAAAGAACGATGAAGTTCTTCCTGTTTGGGATATAGAAAAGGGTGCTTGGAGAAGTTTTCGTTTAGAAAATGTAAAATCTATTTCCATCGGAGAAACAACAGATGAATATAATCAATGATATTAAACTTGATTATTCTGATGTTTTAATTCGACCAAAGAGATCTGTCCTAACATCAAGAAAAGAAGTTAACCTAGAAAGAACCTTTACATTTAAGAATGGGAAAGTTTGGTCTGGTATTCCCATTGCTGCTGCAAACATGGATACTATTGGTACAGTAGAAATGGGAAAAGTTCTTTCGCACAATAATATGTTAACTTGTTTATGTAAACATACAAAAAATGTAGATGCTACAATTGAAGAAACTAAAAACATGGCATTGACATTTGGAATGAGAGAAGATAGTTATAAAATTCTTTTTTCGAAAAATCAATTTACATTAGAACATGACTTCTTTTGTCTTGATGTTGCAAACGGATATTCACAGAAATTTGTTGACTTTGTTAAGGAGGTCAAGGAAATATGGCCAGAGAAGATTATAATTGCAGGGAACGTAGTAACAGCGGAGATGACGGAAGCACTTTTGTTAGCAGGAGCAGATATTATAAAAATTGGCATAGGCCCAGGCAGCGTATGTACGACGAGGAAAGTAGCAGGAGTAGGATATCCTCAACTCTCAGCAGTAGTGGAATGTGCGGATGCAGCACACGGACTGGGCGGGTATATCATGGCGGATGGAGGGTGCCAGTCGCCAGGTGATGTTGCAAAAGCGTTCGGTGCAGGAGCAGATTTCGTTATGCTAGGGGGAATGCTCGCTGGTCATAAAGAATGTGCAGGAGAATGCGTCACAGACGATTCTGGAGCGTCCTACAAGGTTTTTTATGGTATGTCTAGTGCAACTGCAATGGACAAACATAGCGGTGGTGTAGCGACTTACAGAGCATCTGAAGGAAAGACAGTGAAGGTGCCATACAAAGGCGATGTGCAAGATACAATCAATGAGATCTTGGGGGGAGTTAGAAGTGCCTGTACATATACTGGCGCAAGAAATATTAAACAACTTCCTAAATGCACTACCTTTGTACAGGTGAATCGTCAGTTAAATACAGTATTCGGAGATTCATGATGATGAATAGAAAACCAACAATTTATGTGGCAGGACCAATGCGTGGATATGAGAATTATAATTATCCAGCATTCGACGAACGAGCAAAAATTCTAGAGAAGTATGGTTGGTCTGTAGTAAATCCCGCCAAACTGGATCGGAATGAAGGGAAACCTATGAGCGATCCAATGGCATTTTCTCCAGATACCAATTATGAAGATCATGAATTTATGCGTTCGGCACTTCGGCGGGATATGGTGGCGATTTGTGAAGAATGCACCGCCATTTATATGATGTCTGATTGGGAGAATAGCAGGGGCGCCAAAGCAGAATGGCATTTGGCAAAAGCACTCGGTTTGGACATTTATTACGAAGTGCCACTTCCAATATATCCAGAATAATTTAACTTAGTTCTTGTATGGCGATTCTGTTGGTGTAAAATATACACATGAAGCAAACGGAAGTCTCATATAGGAGCAATCGACATGCAAGAATAGCCACGAAAAGATTATATTATATTAGGAGAAGTCCATTGACAAGTCTTGGGAAGGCTGAAATAAGGCCTGAGGCGTCAAACCCGAACCACCTACCGATACAGTAGGTAAAGAAGATGACTTAAAACGTCAACCAGTGTTTGACATAGTTTTCACTGCTAGACAAACGATGTTAAGGTGGGATGGGAGAAATTTCATCACCATCAATTAAAGTCATGTGGCAAAAAAAGGAACGATTGCCGCCATTGCGGACTTTCGTTTCAAGACTGATAAACGTCACCGTGCTTGACACCGTTCTCACGCATATGAACGACGTTAAGATGGAATAGGGGAAACTTTATTACCATCAATTTTAAAAGGAGTTCGCCTCCATAACTCAGTTGGTAGAGTAACGGCCTTTTAAGCCGTGAGTCGTAGGTTCGAGCCCTACTGGAGGCACTTTCAAAAAAAGGTCAACTTAGTTAAAGATGTGGGTTGACATTGGACGATAATAGAGTATAATACTCGTATGACAATTAAGGAACGGATGCGGAGCGGCAAGCATTCAATTCCTTTTAACTCAAACCGCCGCAAATATAATGGAGGTCATTCACATGGCTACTAGTACTCTCTCGAAGAAGCGTCGTCTTATCAACTATCTTTATGATGGTGGTGGTGTAAACAATGGTATTACCGCAAACGAAGCCCGTGCTAAGTTTGGTGTTGCAAATCTTCGTGCAACCATGAGCGACATTCGCAACATGGTCGAAACATTCGGTAACTGGGAAATCGTCAATGAAGAAACTTCAACGGGTAAGACTCGTTACTTCATGGTGGATACCCACCCTGGCAAGCGTACCTACGCTTACGATACTGACGGATCACGTTACTCTCTCTGATTAATTGATCTGTTATACTTCGTCTTGTGTTGGCTGAAATTGACTTCCAACACAGGCTTTTGAAAACTGAATAAACATATGCGAGGAAGTCATGAGCCTTGCATAGGACGGTGACAGAATATTTTTCGTTGCTGAAAATAATGTATGCGATTCCCTATGGTGGGGTGTGAATGCTCAAATGAGTCTAGCAGAATATAACCGATTCGGTCGTAGTGCGAGTAGGAACTATCAAACTAGGTAACTCCGAAAGTTGAAGGTAAATGTTAATCCTTCCCGTCCATGATCTTCTGAAAAGGGGGCTAAGGAATTAATTTGCTTGGGTAAGCACCTTAGCCCCCTTTTTTTATGCGGGTATCGTATAAAGGCATTACCCAAGATTTCCAATCTTGTGATAAGGGTTCGATTCCCTTTACCCGCTTTGATTCATCATATAAATAATAGAAAAATGTTTTATAGGAGTATGATGATGAGTGGACAACACGGTGCAGGTAAGGGTGATAAATATCGTCCAATTGATATGAAAAAGTGGGATGAGGGTTGGGAAAAAGCCTTCGGTAAAAAGAAAAAGAAAAAACAAACAAAAGATAAGGAATCTAAAAATGAAAAACATTAAAGTTGTTCGTCTTCAAACTGGAGAAGAACTTATTGGTTCGGTGAAGTACAATGGTGATATGATTGTCATGGACAAGGTAGCAATTATTTTGCCTGCTGGTCAGGGAAAAATTGGTCTTGCACCATATATGCCTTATTGTGATTTTGATAATACCACTCTAGAACTACAGAAACGTCATGTAGTTTTTATTGTTAGTCCTGTTGAAGAATTTGCAAATCAATACAACACTTCGTTTGGTAATGGTCTTGTTATTCCTGATGCTATGACTTCTGCCGCTATCAACAATGCGCCAAGTGGTGCTGAAGATACTGGTGGCCTTAAGTTGGTGACAGACTGATGGCAAAGAAAACAGAACAATTTAATGCTCATGTTCAAAACATGATCAAGGTAGGCTCTCCTAGAAAGTCTAAAAAGAAAAAAGGG